TTGCATTCCCATGGGATGTCGTTCCTAGCCGTTTCTGGGGTCGAGGAGTATGTGAGAAAGGGTATAACTCACAAAAGGCGTTAGACGCTGAAATACGAGCTAGAATTGATGCTCTTGCATTGACTATACACCCAATGATGGCTATTGATGCTACACGTATGCCTAGAGGTGCTAGACCAGAGGTTCGTGCAGGTAAGACTATCCTAACCAATGGTTCACCTAGAGAAGTACTACAGCCATTAAACTTTGGTAATGTTAGTCAGGTTACGTTTGCACAAGCCAATGAACTACAGAAGATGGTACAGACAGCTACAGGTGCTATTGACTCTGCGGGTATCTCTGGTTCAATCAATGGTGACGCTACTGCCGCAGGTATCTCTATGAGCCTCGGTGCTATCATCAAGCGTCACAAGCGTACCCTAATCAACTTCCAAGAATCATTCCTTATTCCATTCGTAACTAAAGCCGCACATCGTTATATGCAGTTTAACCCTGAGCGTTATCCTGTAGCGGACTACAAGTTCCATACATCTAGCAGTTTAGGTATCATTGCTCGTGAGTATGAAGTTACACAGCTTGTACAGTTACTACAAACTATGCAACCAGATAGCCCAATGTACTCACAGTTAATCATGTCAATCGTTGATAACATGAACTTAGCTAACCGTGAGGAACTAGTAGCGGCTCTACAACAAGCTAATCAACCTAACCCAGAAGCACAGCAAATGGCTATGGCGGCTCAACAAGCACAAGTGGAGTTCCAGAAGTCACAGACTGCGGCACTACAAGGGCAAGCGATTGAGTCACAAGCTAGAGCACAGAAACTTGCTACGGAGGCTCAGGCAGTACCACAGGAGCTTGAGATTGACCGTATCAAGGCTGTTACAGCTAATCTTAAAGCAGGGGACGCAGATGACAAAGAGTTCCAGAAGCGTCTTAAAATATCAGAACAGTTACTGAAGGAACGTGAAGTATCTGTAAAAGAAGGACAAGGTAAAGCAAATGATAACACTACACCAGTTCAACAAGGCACTGGAGGAAATCAACCAGTCGTATCAGCTCCAGAACCAACGCTTGAAGGCATTGGAAGCCGCGGTCCAAGACCTCAAGGAATCCCACAAGGAGAAGCCTAATGCCCGCAAAAAGAGACCCAAGACTAGCTAGAGCAGGAGTCTCTGGCTTTAACAAACCTAAGCGTACACCTAGCCACCCTAAGAAGTCTCATGTAGTGGTGGCTAAGGAAGGTGACAAGATTAAGACCATACGCTTCGGTGAGCAGGGAGCAAAGACTGCGGGTAAACCTAAGTCAGGTGAGTCCGCTAAGATGAAAGCTAAACGTAAGTCCTTTAAGGCTAGACACGGTAGGAACATATCCAAAGGTAAAATGTCTGCGGCTTATTGGGCTGATAAAGTTAAATGGTAACAAGGTAACTGATATGGCTAAAGGTGTTCCTCATTTCTTTAGAGATGGTACTAAGCACACAGGCGGCACACATAAGATGCCTAACGGTGAAGTACATTCAGGTAAAAGACACGGTGCTACGTCTAAGAAACTTTTTCATTTAGACGAGTTATCAAAAACTGCAAAGGAAAAAGCTATGAAGTATTCAAGTGGATATAGTAAAGCAAAACCTAAGAAGAAAGCTACAGCTAAACCTAAAAAGAAGCCAATGAAGAAAGGTAAGTACTAATGGCTAGAACCGATGAAGCTAAATGGAAGCGCATCGTAGCCGCAGTCAAAGCAGGAAGCAAAGGTGGGAAGGCAGGACAATGGTCTGCTCGTAAGGCACAGTTAGCCACTCAACGCTACAAGAAGGCGGGCGGTGGTTACACTGGTGGTAAGACTAAAGCCCAGAAGTCTCTATCTAAGTGGACTAAAGAGGAATGGGGAACTAAGTCTGGTAAGCCTAGCACTCAGGGTAAGAAGGCTACAGGTGAGCGTTACTTGCCTAAGAAGGCACGCGAGGCTTTGACCAAGAAGGAATATGCCGCTACGACACGTAAGAAACGTGCTGACACCAAAGCGGGTAAACAAGTTAGTAAACAACCTAAAAAGATTGCAAAGAAAACAGCAAGACATAGAAAATAGTTCTTGACTTTTGTGACCAAATATGGTATAATATTACTATAATATACATTAAGTATGTTATTTAAATTATTAATTAAAGCTGTCCACTAAGGAGAAACAGTTTATGACAACAGATGTAGAACTTGAGAAGTACTATCGTTCCTTTGAAGAAATGTTCCGTTCAGATGGTTGGGTAAACCTAATGCAGGACATTAAAGGAAGTGCAGAACAGGTCAACTCAGTAGAAGCCTGTAAAGATGACAAAGACCTTTACTTTCGTAAGGGACAACTTGTAGTCATGGCTAATATGCTGAACCTAGAAGCGCAGATAGAAACAGCTAAACAACAGCAAAATGAAGAACAAGACGAAATAGAACTAGAAGTATGAGAGTAATGTTCGACTTTCGCTGTGATGATGGTCATGTCAACGAGAAGCTAGTAGATACAGAAACTACAGAAATTGATTGTCCTGATTGTCAACTTAAAGCTAGAAAGATAGTTACGCCAGTTAAGATTGATGCAGGTGACTCTTGGAAGGAAACACGTAAGTGGGTCAAAAGAAGAGAGTCACACATGAGAGCAACAAAGGCGTAACTTTTAACCGTAAGGATAACTCATACATCAGAACCCTTACATTTTAATACACCTCCATAATGATTAAATCACGGAGTTTAATGATGGCAAGACTAATAGAAGAGCGTCTAGAGCAGGACGTAGAAGAGAAAGACATTGATAACCAAGAAGTAGAGCAAGAGCCTCAAGCAGAACAAGAGGGAACTCTTGAACAAACCGAAGCAGAAGTACCTGAGAAGTATCAAGGAAAGTCCACAGCAGATATTGTAAGGATGCACCAAGAAGCTGAGAAACTCTTAGGTAAGCAAAGTTCTGAAGTAGGTGAACTAAGAAAGGTTGTTGATGACTACATACAGACACAACTCTCCGCCCAAGAAACACAAGTAACACAATCTTCTGACGAAGAAGTAGACTTTTTTAGTGACCCCGACAAGGCAGTCGCTAGAGCTATTGACAATCATCCTAAGATTAAGGAAGCTGAACAAATCAGCAACCAGTATCGTCAGTCTACAGCACTGAACAAACTGCAAGGTAAACACCCTGATATGCAGGAGATTTTGCAGAATGAGAAGTTTGTAAACTGGATTAAGGATTCAAAGATACGTCAACAGCTATTCGCTCAGGCTGACACACAGTATGATTATGAAGCCGCTGATGAACTTTTCTCTTTATGGAAGGAACGTCAAGAGGTTGTCAAACAAACTGCTGTCAACGAGAAGAACGAAAGGAAACGTGCTGTTAAATCCGCATCCACAGGCAGTGCCAGAGGTAGTGGTGAACAGTCAGCTAAAAAGGTTTATAGACGCGCAGACATTATTAAACTAATGCGTACTGACCCAGATAGATACCAAGCATTATCAAATGAGATTATGCAAGCGTATTCAGAAGGGAGGGTACGAAACTAATATTATTTTGGAGAATTTAAAATGACTGATTCAACTTATCCCGCAAATGGCGGTTTCGTAGACAACACTAGCGCGGCTACTTTCATCCCAGAAATCTGGAGTGACGAAGTTGTTGCCGCTTATCAATCTAACCTAGTACTAGCTAACTTAGTTAAGAAGCTATCTATGACTGGCAAGAAAGGTGATACTCTTCACATTCCTAAGCCTGTTCGTGGTGATGCTCACGCTAAAGCAGAAGGTACAGCTGTTACTGTACAGAACGCTAACGAAGGCGAAGTACAAATCGCTTTAGACAAGCACTTCGAGTACTCACGTCTTATCGAAGACATCACTGAGACTCAAGCATTGTCTTCACTTCGTCAGTTCTACACAGGTGACGCAGGTTACGCTCTAGCTAAACAAGTAGACACTAGCTTGTTTGAACTAGGTAAGTCTTTCGGTGACAACGGTGGTGATTACGTTGGTACTGGTACTTACAACTTCTCTGGCGGTACTGGTGTTGAGGCTTATGCTGTAGACTCTGTAGCGGCAGGTGACGTATTCAACGATGCAGGTTTCCGTGAGCTTATCCAAAAAATGGATGATGCTGACGTACCAATGGACAATCGTTGTCTAGTAGTACCACCATCAGTACGTAACGCTATCATGGGTATCGACCGTTACTCTTCTAGCGACTTCGTAGATGGTAAAGTTGTAAACAATGGTCAAATCGGTAACTTGTACGGTATTGACATCTTTGTTTCTTCTAACTGCCCAATCATCGAAACTGCCGCAGACAATGCCGCAGGTGGTGACGTTAAACAAGCTATGTTGTTCCACAAAGACGCAATGGTTCTTGCAGAGCAAATGGGTGTTCGTTCACAGACTCAGTACAAGCAGGACTTCCTTGCTACTCTTTACACTGCTGACACTCTGTACGGCACTGCTGTTCTACGTCCAGACGCGGCATTCAACATCGCTGTAAACGGCTAGTAGTAAAACTAAGGGGCTTCCAATAGGGAGTCCCTTTCCTTTTTCTTTGCCTTCTTTTTCATTATTTATTCCCAGAATTAAACAGGTGTCTTAATGTCTAATTATACTAAAACAACGAACTTTTCTACTAAAGATTCCTTACCGTCTGGCGACCCCAATAAAATAGTTAAAGGGGCTGAAATCAACACAGAGTTTGATAACATCGCAACTGCGGTAGCTACCAAGTCAAACCTAGAAAGCCCTGCATTCACTGGCACTGTAACTATCCCTACAGCGGATATTAATGGTGGTGCTATTGACGGAACTACTATTGGTGGTGCGACAGCCGCCCCTGTTACAAGTACAACTCTAACAGCAAACACAAGTCTTAATATCGCAGGTGATGGTGCAACTGTTACTGGTATTAAAGACGAAGACGATATGGCATCAAACAGTGCCACTAAACTTGCTACTCAACAATCTATTAAAGCCTATGTAGATTCCCAAGTAACCGCACAGGACTTGGACGTTACTACTGACTCAGGCACGATAGCAATTGATTTAGACTCAGAAACACTTACTGTTACAGGTGGCACAGGTTTATCCTCTAGTGCTACAGGTAACGCTGTGACCTTAGATATTGATAGCACAGTAGCTACTCTAACAGGTACACAGACCCTTACAAACAAAACTCTTACTACTCCTGTAATCTCTGGTAACTTAACTACTGACGGTACTATTGATGGTCGTGACGTTGCGGCTGACGGTTCTAAACTAGATGGTATTGAATCAGGTGCTACTGCTGACCAAACAGCGGCAGAGATTAGAACATTAGTTGAGAGTGCTACAGATTCAAATGTATTTACAGACGCTGACCATAGCAAGCTAAACGGTA